ATGCCGGCGCCCTTGAACTTGCCGGACTTGATGACGACCATCTTGATGCCCTGCATCTCGGCGGCCTTGGAATAGTCAGGGATAGCCATGTAGACGCCAATCGACCCGACGGCGGCGGAAGGGGAGGCCACGACGCGGTCGGCAGCCGAAGCAATCCAGTAGGCCGCGGAGGCCATCTCGGAGTCGGTGTAGGCCATCGTCGGCACCTTCAGGCCGCGGACCTTGTTGGCTAGTTCCTCGACCCCGGTCACCGTGCCGCCCGGGCTGGACACATGGAAGGCGATGCGCTGGACGTTCGGGTTGGACACCATCTTGTCGATGGCCTCGCTGACCGAGTCGACGTCGCTGGAGCCCATCATGCGCTGAAGCGGGGACAGACCCTTCCCGATGACGCCCGCAATCGGGATGACCCCCGTCCCGTTCTCCAGGACGTAGGGCTCAGGCGCCGCGCCGAACAACTGGGCGAGCATATCGGTAAAGCCGAACTTCTCCGCGAGGGCGGCGTGGTCGCTCGCCTTGGCGGGGTCAATCAGCAGGGGCTCGCGGCCCTTGAGGCCGTTCAAAAGGAACTTGGTCATGGTGTTAGGAATTGGGTTGGTCTTCGGACTCGGGCTCCTCCTGATCGGCGGGCTCGTCCTCCATCTCCGGGCCTTCTTCGGCCTCGGCCTTCTCGACGTTGTAGACCGTGCCAAGCGGGGTATTGCTCGGGCGGAATAGGAGTTCAAACGGGATGCCGTGCTCAGCGGCGAGGTTCTGAATGTGAACCATGTCGCTCGCCCGCTTCTTCATCTCGGTACGGAAGTCGAGGCCGCGCTGGGCGTAGAGTTCAGACATGGAAAGCAGACCCATCTCGACGTCGGCCCGGTCGTTCGACGCGTCACGGCCAGCGTCAACCGTCACGCTCTTGGGAGTCGTCCAGGAGACGCTCGCCCAGTTCGGATCGTCGGGCAGTTCGCCCGCGGCGATGGCCTGTCCGATGATGTAGCCCCAAGTCGGTTGGCACAGCTGCTCGATAAGGATACTCTGGTATTTGCCGAACACCCGTCCGGCCTTCGCGGTGATCAGGCGAACCGAGGCCCCGCCAATCTTGGACGGGTCGTTGACGAACTCGTAAGGCAGGACGCCCTGGCTAATGTCACGCTCAAGCGCCGCGAGGAAGCCCGTGAAGGTCGGGCTCGGGCGGTTCGACGTGAACGACTGAAAGTCCTCGCCGGGTTCAAGGGCGATAAGTTTGCCACCCATGCGGGCCGCAATGTTCTCGTAAGACGAGCCGGCCCCGAGCTCTGAGGCCATGTCGCTATCGATGAAACCGCCGGCCTTCTTGATGACACGGGTCACGTCGGCGTTATCTTTGACCGCCAACTTCTCGAGCTCGAGAATGTCCATCTCGTCCTGAATGGAATTGATGGAGTGCTGCAGGAGCGGGATGCCGCGGGCCCCGGAGGCGTACTCCTGGTCGACGATGTGCATCATCGACTGCGCGAGGATTTGGCGGTTCGACCCGTCCGAGCGGTAAACGTTGTACGCGATCAGTTCGCCGTAGGCGCCGAAGATGCACCCGTCGTGCATACCCTCTGGGGCGGGCACGTCCATCGGGTCGCCGACGCGGTGGGCCTCGACGAGCTGGAGTTTCGGGTCGCCGTTAGCGTTCCGCACCTTAGCCGCGAACGAGTCGCCGTCCCGGGCCATAGCCCGCATTAAAATCTGCTGAGCCTGGGCGAAAGAAAAACGGTTCGTAATGTCGATGCGGCGGGACTTCTCGGCGAAGTATTCCTCGTAACGGTCAGCCAGCGCAGGGTCGGCCGCGTGGGACTGCGGCTTGATGCCGTCGCCCACGGTGTAGAGGACGAGGTCGTTCAGGATTTGCTTGAACAGGCCGCTATTGCGCTCGGCCCATCGGCAGCGCTTGACCATCGTCAGACGGTCGCTCGGCTTCATGTCCCGGCGCAAGTCCTGGGCAGGGCCGTTATAGACCGCCCGACGCAGACGGGTCGCCCCCACGCTCTGCCACCCGCCAAACGAGGCGGACGGGGTGGGAACGGCCTCCGGCTTGGCGGCGGTCGTTTCCTTTTTCTTGCGAGGGCTAGTCTTCCGGGGAGGCATAAAGTTTATTCGTCAATCGGGTTTTGCCAATTGGTCGAGACGACCGTGCGGCGGATGCCGTAGGTCTGACTGTCGAGACGGCTCAGGGCGAACATCGCTTCGTTGAGCATCTCGCGGGCCGGCATGACCATCTGACGGGTCGCCGACGACCCGCTGTCGCTGTAACTGATCAGGGTCTTTCCCTCGGTGATGAGGGTCACGGCCTTCGCCTTGATTGCCAGAAGTTCGTCCTCGGTCAGACCAATGAAGATGCCAGATGCCATTTGCCTTTGCGGACTCAGGCAACGGGGAGCCACCGACCCGGCTGTTCCAACCCACGCCCCACGCGCAAGTCCCGGGCCGGTGGCCTATGAACACACAAGCACCCGACAACCATGCGTCAAGCGGCATCCTCGCCATCCGCCGGCGCAACCTCCCCGCGGCTACCAATGCCCCACCGAACCGCCGCCAACAGGCAAAGCAGTTCGCAGTCCCAGGCGTGATTGTCCTTCTTGCCCTGCGGCATGATCCACATTGGCTTGCCCGTGCGCTTGTCCTTAACGCGAACCTCCGACGCCATCATCTCGATATAAAACGGGTCGGCGTTACGGGGGAAAGTGTGCAGCCGCTTGACCCGCATCCCGTGGAGCAAGTCCTTCCCGACCAAGTTCGACCAGGAGATGAGCACGGCGGGCTGACCGGGGAGGCCGGGGACTTGGATGCGCTGCCGCTCGGAGTAAAACCGCCGGGTCGTCTTCCCGTCGCGATCGGTTACCGCGAAGTCCTCGTTACCCGAACCGCGGGCACACTTCCAGCCACGCCGCGCCGTCTCGCGGTAGACGTCGGTTGTCTGGTCACCCGAGTCGACAAGCACCATCGCCTTGTGCACCGACGCTTTTTTGGCAAAGTCCTCCACCCCGGCCCACGTCTCGACCTTGGCAAACCCGTAGAGCCGACTGTGCCCGGACTTGGCCCAGCTGCGGACGACGACCCAGAAGTGGCCGCGCTGAACGTCGACCCCCATCGTGCGGAACGGGATGCTCCCCGTCGGCGCGTCCTTCCCCTCGACGACCTTGCCCTTGCCGGTGATGAAGGCCTCAGAGTCCCAAGCGTCGCCCAGGTTGTATTCGCTCGCCGCCGCGTCGGCCACGATCTCGCCGCCTTCCTCCTGCCACCCCATCGCCAGCCGCTTCTGTTTGAAGATGCGCCGAGGGTCATTGTCGCCGTAAGTGTCAGCCGCCTCTTTAGCCTTGAGCATCATCACGCCCAACTCGCCCCAGCTCATCGACGCAAGGCTGTTCCAATGCAAGCCGACCTTGCCGTGATAGGCCAGCGGGTTCGTCGCCACGAACTCCCCGCGGGCGTTGGCCTCAGCCCTCGTCCCGGCGTTATCGTCTAACAATGTATGACACCCGGCGCATTCGTACTTCGTGCCGTCGGCGACCTCGTTCATGTCCCACGTCCCGCTCGCCTTAGCGGACTCAGGGAAGCGGATCATCTCCCATAGCCAGGGCTGGAGGTGGTCGCACTTCGGACAGCGGAAGTTCCAATCACGTTGGTCGGTCGTATCGTGCAGCGCATGAAACTCGCCACCCTTCCCGCCCAGCGTACCGCCCTGAGTCATGAACACCCGCTTGCCCATCCAGCCGAACGCCGTCACGCGAGCGCTCGCTTCCTGCAGGTGACCAGCGGGCCAAAGCCAACACTCGTCCCCGATGACGTAGCGGATGGACAAGCGCTGAAGGTTCGACTCGTTCCACGCCCCGCGGCAGTACAACGGAAAGCGGTCGAAGTCGATGGTCGTCGAGCGCTCCATGTCGTCGGCCTTCAGCCGTGCCATCACCGGCGGGCAGTTCTTGAACACCGGGCGCAGGTACCGCAGGGCAAAATCCTTGGCCTCGGGGTCGTTAGCCTGGAGCAATAGCGTCGGGCCGGGAGCGTGTTCCGCGATCCAGCAGGTCAGCAGACGGGCGAACAGCGACTTGCCCGATTGGATGCTAGCGAGGACGGTCATCAGTTGAACCTCGGGGTCGGCAGCAATCCGCAGCGCGTCCCGTACCCACGGCGTTCGGTCGGCCCTGAACGGCCCGGGCATCGGCGAGTCAGGGATGGCCTTCACGTTCGCCTCCAGCCAAGCGACTATATCGCCCTCGCTCGACGGCCTGAGCACCTCGCGCCCGACCGCGACAAGGTCAGCCTGACGCACGGCTCAGTTCCTCGCGGGTCTTGCGCGTCCAGGCCTCCAGCGTCTTGACCGCCTTTGCCGGCGACTCGGGGTTACAGCCCTCCGCGCAATCGAGCGCCAACTTGTCCAGGCGGTTGACGACCTCGGCGATCAGTTCACGCATGGCCTCCTTTGCTTCCTTAGCTGAGATGTGCTCGGCGTTCGCAATCTTGCGGCGCTCAAGTTCTGCCTCTAAATCGATGAGGGTCTTGAAGGCCTGATTATAACTGGTCTGGTAGCGACCTTGGTCTCTGTCGCCGGCCCTCATCGCCGCGTCCCAGATTTCGCCGGCATGGGATACGCGGGCTTTATGCGTGGCGATGCTTTGCTCCAGCGTCAGGTCTGTCAGCGTACCCAGATCGGCGACAGGCGCCGCAGCTCGACGCTCAGCGTCCCGGGCGTCCCGCCATGCCAGGGCGGACTCGACCGAGTCGGTCGGCATTCCTTCGCGTTTAAGTTGCGAGACGCGTTGAGCAGTCACGCCCATCGCCGCGGCAATTTGTCCGTTGGTCAGGCCCGGGGTCGTCATAGCCTAAAGCCCATGCTTTCCTTTTCGTGTTGGGTAAAAAACCCCCACGGTGTCCAGCCACAGACAAGACCGGGGGGGTCTAAAAGATTACTTAGTCGCACGTTTAAGCCCTTTAGGGGTGTTTTGAGCGATATATGAGGCAACGTCCACAGCCAGGGCCACGAACTCATCGTGAGTCAATGAGCGCTTAACGTTGTTAGCCGCTGGGGTGACCCAATGAAGGTTAGACGCATCATTGTTCCCGCCTCGTGAGACTGGAACCTTATGGTCTACTTGGGCATCACGGCCAAGCCTAACTCCGGTATATGCGCAACGTCCACGCTGAGAATACCAAGCACGGGACAGATCAGCGCAGACTTGGTTAACGTCCTCAGTAAACAATCCAACATGAGCGACTGAATGAAGCGCACGAACAAAGAAGAACCTACGCTTGGCATACTTGCGGTTTGAGATGCGCTTAATCTCCTTCCACTTAGCCGGATTGTTCTTCCTATAAGCCGCGTTCTTTGCGAGCTTGGCTTCCTTGTTTCGGTAATAGCGCTCCTTGGCTCTGATCCGTTGAACCTCTCTCAACTTATCAATGTTGGCGTGATAATACTGCAGAGCCTTGCTCCGCTTCTCTGGTTCGACTCGATTATGGTTTGCCATTAGTAGGTTCTATTAATGGCAAGATGGGCAACCAAGTTCACCGCTTCACGGGTTTGAAGCGCGCGGCGTCGCCTACCGGGAGCCCTGCCCTGATCGCGGCGGCCCGCTTGTGCAGCGCTTGCTTGGTGATGCCATACATCTTTGCGATGACCGGGGCGGACAGACAGCCAGGGAGAGCAAGCGACCAGCGCACGAGCTCGACGTGCCGCCTGAACCTCAGGTCGTCCGTCCGGGCCAGCGCATCGACGAAGGCCTTGAGCATCTCGCCGACGTGCTCGCGAGAGATGAACGCATCGGTCTCGACGCGGGGCTCCTCGGGCTTGGTGGCCCATGCCTGGTGGTTCGGGTTGATCTCGAAGATATGGCGAGGCTGAACCATCTCGCGGTACGGGATGACGTTGGAGTCTCTCAGCTGCTCCTGCTGTCGCTTGGGCAGGGAGTAGAACCAGCGGTCGAAGGAACGAGCGTCGACCTTGGGGGCCGTGAGGTCGTTCAGTTGGTGCCGGGACACGCATCACAGGTTCAAGGGATTTGAGGGCGGCGCAACCCTGCAAAGGTTTTGCCAGAGTCCGCTGACCAGGTCGAAGGCGATGAGGTCATGCTCACGCATCCGGCGGACGATGGAGTCGGATGACCGTTTGTCGCCGCGTGAACGGTTGGCCTCGACCCTTCCCTTGATGTCCTGCATCGTGAGCTGAGCGGGCCACGACGCGACGAAGTCACGGAGGGCGGTCAGTCGGTCGGCATAGGTTCGCCGGCTAGCATCGGTGCCGGCCTTGGATCGGGCGAGCATGGCAGGGCGGTCGGCTTGCCACTTGGCCTTGAGCGCCAACTTGCCCGGGATAGTCCACCGAGGGCCGAGACGTCTGGACTTCCTAGGCATGGGACTCGACCCGGTGGGTCTGACTTGGCTGGCTGCTTTCGTTCACCGCGAACGCCCGCCAAACAGGCGGGAGTAGTGAGCGTAGTGAACGTGATGTATGTATGTACCCCTTTAGGGGTACTACTACATCTATGCTTTCTCCTAGGCTTTCTCCACGGGTGGGGTCGGTGGGGGTGTAGGGTCGCATTTGGCTTCTAAGGCGTTTTAGTCGTCCGAGGCGGTGAGGGTATAGGCTGGCCCTCAGTAACGCCTTGGTGACCCCTTGGCGGGGCTAGGATTGGCATCCCCGCTAGGCGGCTGGGGTGCGGAACAGGCTACCCATCGGATTTCACCGGGGACGGGGCTATGGCGGATGTAAATCTCGCCGGCGAACCTGCCGTCAAAGTTCTTGAGGCCAGCGCGTCCTCGGCGCTTGGTCAGGCCGAAGCGGTAGATGGGCTCATCCCCTGGGCATCGCTGGAGCACGGCGCACTCGCGGCTCCAGTTGGTAATCTCGGACGAGCCGAACATGGCATAGGCAAGGTCGGCGGTCGTCTGCCCATCGGTGTCGGCCTTGGACTTGGGCTTCCCGGTGTGGTGCATGAAGACGACGAT